CAACAGAGGAAATCTTATAATTCGATTTGACGTTAATCATACACTATTTTTTATCAGTTAGCCGCTTCCAATCTTCAAGGTTGCATGTGGCCTCGATTGCCTCGCATTTTAATTGATCTTTAACTGCCAGACTGATCTCATCCCAGTTTTTCAGTATCTCATTTACAACCCTGTGCGCTGCGCCTGTAAATCTCGTATGCGCGTATCTTGCTGCAAATACATACATTGACTCGTCCATCACTTACCCCTTATCTTTGTTATAAGATGCGGGTTGCGCTTCTTTGATAGGCGTCACCCGCTTGTTAATCCTTGGCTTTGCTCCCTGTGCTATTGTTACGCGTCTTGAATTATTGCTGCCACAACCTCAAACTTTTCTGAAACATACCACCCATTTTCCCCGCCTTCGGAGTCGTCAGCGCCAGTTGCAATAAATGTATTTCCACAACCTCTAGCCCTCTTTTGGCAATCAACGAATCCAGTTATCTTTTCTGCAACAATGCAAAGCTCTTGCCCGTTAATGTCGGTAAATCTTAATAGCTTCATCTTCTTACCCTCTATTATGGCGGCTATTAACCGCCGTGGTTATTAATCGAAGCCGGGGACGTATCCGTTATCCTGATTCATTCCGCTGCTATCGTGCTGCATATCGCCAGCGTAACCACCTGTATTTTGTTGCTGTTGCTGGGTTCGCTCGTCCTTATCTTTATATGAATTGGTCATATTTTCGATAGTTTTGGGCTGATCATTGCCAATTTTTTCGCGTAATGTTTTTGATGTTGCCGGATCAAATGGAACGCGAATATCGAACTTGTAGCCGTCGCCCCCGTCATTTTTGGTATATAACGTTTTCTGCAAAAACATACCGATAGTTTTTCCAGTAAATTCAGGGCAGATGTAAATATCTTTACCGTCTTGGCTTCGACCGTTGGCTGATGTGATCGTGTTAGCGCCCAACAAGCCCATCATGGCGTTTAGAATTGACATGCCGCCCTTTACTTGGCTCCCGTCTTCTTTAACGTAGTACACGTTAATATAATTAGCCTTCTGGCCGTCGCTTGATTCAAGGCTAAATTCGATGCCGCTTGTTCCTGTTTTGGCCTTTGTATACTTGGCTTCTAGTATCTTCATGATGTACGCGCCACCTTCACTGATAAAGTTACCGCCACCAGCCTTTAAGCCGTCTTCTTGATTGTAAGTAATAATTGCGTTGCTCATATTATGCTCCGTAGTATTCATTTATTTTAAGGGTGATTTGTTGTAGGTCATTGTCTATGCTTTCGCTGTCGAACATACCCATGGGTGATTTTACGGTGTTGCTACCGTTGTTTTGAGTGTGAAACCTGTAGTTGCCGTCGTTATCTCGATAAGAGCCTAATACCATCGTAAACAGCCCTTCTAGCGTAATCTTGTCATCGAGTAACTTGCCGACTGTTTTAGCCTTAGTTATGCCAGCGTCATCAACTTGGCTATGAGTCATAAAATATATGCACGCGCTTTCCGGTACGGATTGTGCGGCCATAATTACAGACCAAGCATTCTTAGCAATGTCGTTAAACTTCTGAAAGCCTTTTTCTTCGGATCGTTTCATAAACTCGTTGGCCATCAAATATTGAAAGTCATCAATAATGATATTTTCAAACCCGTATTTGGAAAACCCAATAACAGCCTTTGATATCATCGCGGCATTATCAGAAACCATGAGAGTACCTTGCGGATTATCAGCAGTTCGTCGTTGAAAGTTATTTTTAAAAGGAAGTCGTTTGTTGATGACTTGAATAATTGCCGTACTTTCAGGAGAAAGATTGCGCATTGATGTTGATTTGCCGGTACCACTTTCGCCGACTATCATGATAGGAGTAGCCATGTATCACCTCGTTTTTAATGTATAAGAATGTAAATCGTTGTATTTTTGTGTATGCCGTATTGTGTGCAATCTATTAATTAATTGCAACTCCTTTTTAATATCGTATTGATACGTTAGGGATGTCGCCCTTTGCAATTGCTCTTATTATTGCCTTTCCCGTTTCTACTGTTGCTCCATAAGAAGTAAATTCCTCCAAAATATAATTGTTTACGGTTTTTAGGTGGTCTTTATTGGCAAGACGCGCATCTTCATTACTTCGTAGCAATTGTTTTTGCCTCTCGATATCTGCCTTTACCTCTTCTACCGCCTTAGATGCAGCCTCTTCTTTTAGCTTGGCTTCGTACTTAATGCGATTCTCTTCTGCTAAGTGCTTTTCATACATCACTTGGTTGTCTAGCAATAAAGCGTGTTCATGATCACTTTCTGTTTCAATGGCTAATGATCTAGCGTCTTCAATAGCTTTCGCATCGTCGCGTACTTTCTTGCAGTCGGCGGCGTAATCGTCTATCAATAGCGTATAGGTTGAATTGGCATTCTCAAGCCTTTGCTTGATTGACGCAGCCGCCTTATCGACACTGGTGCCATATGCCGCTTTCTTGTCTATCCTCGCTCTATCAAGCCGTTTAATCATACCTTTAATGTTGGCGGCCTGATCTTTTATAAACTTACGCTGAGGCGCGTCACTCATATCAGCATAAAGACCGGTACACTTCTTGCCTTCGGCTTCTATTTCCAGCAAATACTCTTCGGTTGTTATTTCTTTAAATATTGCAATACTCATAATTTCCACCCCATTCCACTCTGATTTTCGGCTATTTCGTCACGCTGGTATTGTGAGCCATAACCGCGATTATATTCATCGCTACCATTTTGGTGTTTGACTCCGTTAATACAGTCATCCATTCCTCTTCTAAAATCGTCGCTGATTTCTTCATTGCCGATAGTTTTCATTTCCCCACCTCGATTTGCTCGTTGATTTTATGCTCTTGCCCCGTGACATATCCCCCGGCCAAAAAACACGCGATTATTAACGTTATTGCGCATGCTGTGTTCATGATGTCACCTGGGTTTTAAGTCGGTGATAAAGGTCGTACTGACCCTTGGTTGCTAGATATTCAACGCAGTCATACTTGATCGTATATGTTTTTTCTACAATCTTACGCGCATATTTGAAATGCTGAATAGTCCCCATATCGCTTGCTACAACAATTGGATAGTCGCCTTGATACCTATTCGTTCTTGAAGCGTCCGCAACAAAATAGACGATATCTACCATCTCGAAATCTTCGTGATTGCTTGCCTCGATCAGCTCGTCAATCTCAAATTCAACTTTATGCGTAACTTCTTCTATACCCACAAATATTTCTTTTCCTGCCGCATTCTGCACTAAGCACATTTTAGTATCTCCGCTTGTGCAATACGCGCCAAATATTAAAGTCTCATTATGGTAGTGGCTGCCTACAACACCTGTTACCACGTCACCCTCATCAAATTCAGGCTTGTCGCGTAAATCAAATGAACCGCCTGGTACGCAAACATGATGCCCATTAATGTTTCTTAACAAATAATGACCCGCGATTTTTGAGGGCTGAAAATAAGTTAGCTTCTCATTAAGGTAGCACTTGCCCGAGAGCCCCACGCCGTTAAGGTCTCGATTCATCACTACTACATCGCCTTTCTTGTAATTGATCATAATGATAGCTCCACTGGTTCGTCATTAACGTAAAATGTGGCATCCCATGCTTCGCTTTTATCATGAATTACTACAGTAAAACTTTTTGTGGCCTCTATCACGACGCTGTGAACATTAAGGTTCTCACCGTCAATCCAATCAAATAGCTGATCACCTCTTAAAATTACACGCTTATTATCAAACTCAAGAATACCGTTTTCATTAATCTCGGTTATCATCGGCGGCAAGCAATCCATGCAATGCAATGGCGCTTGATCTGGTTCGTTTAAATGTTCATCTAGCATAATCTTTCTCTCTATATAGTCTATTGGGCTAAAACTGAAACCTACTACATCGCCGTTTTTATATTCCTCTAATAGGTTCATTGCGTTCTGCCTGTTTGCGATTTGTTAGATGTATCTTAGTGGATTAATTCGATACCGTCAACACTTTATTATATAAAAGATATATACATTAATATATTGCAATTATATATAAGTCCATGGTAAAGTAGTTGCAACTTAACCGGAGAAGTAAAAAATGTCACATACATTAGCGCCACTTAAAATACCGAAAGACCTACATGAATGGATTGAAGCGAAGAAAGCAAAAACGGGCAGCTCTTATAGTGTTATTCAGCGTGACGCAATGAGGCTGGAAATGGATCGAGACAAACGCAAAGCTGCGAGGGGAGAATGATTATGGGAAAATTAGAAGATTTATGGGAGGAAATATCCTGCAAATTTGCCGAAAACAATCCAGACAAGGGTTATAGATTGATGCACCTCTACAATTATCGCGCTTCAATTTCTGGAAAACCTTCATGGATGGAGCAGCTTGACTTAAACAATAAGGTGAAATTATGAACTGGTTTAACTCATTAATAACAGGCCTAGCAGTAACGATATTCATACTGTTAATAATCGTCGGCTACGGCATTGCACGCGCTACAGGATTTATATTATGAGCTTATTCAGCCCAGATGCTTTACTAACTAAAATGTGTGATTCTGGAATATGCACAGCACCTAAACCGCTTATTAATTTCAAGCGCGTACCGGCCAACGAGGACGGGCACAGCGATACATGCAAGAACTGTGTGACGTTAATAAGCCAAGGCAAAGAGTCGAGGGATTTAACGGTTAGGCGAATGAATCGTGATCGTTATGAAACGCACAAAGAAGCTCATAATTTGGAGTGCGAGCTTAACTATTTGAAATACGCAAAAATTTAGGGGTAGGGTTATGACTAAGGCAGATGTACTTAAGAATCTTGAAGAATTCGCAGACGATGCCGTTGTTGTTTGCATGGATGAGGAAGGGGGGTGGGATAACATTCAAAGTATTGAAAAAGACGGTAGTGGTATAAAAATAGTGTTTGGTGGCGGCTCACCATTCAGTGACGAATAAAATAAATATTAGAGGGTAGGGTATGAAAGCGATTACAGCAAAGCAGAAAGAGGTGCTTGATTACATTAAATCACACCTATGCGAACACCATTCAACGCCGACAATGTTTGAAATAACAGACCACTTTAAATGGGAATCGCAGAATTCAGCACAAGAATTTGTAGCGGCATTACAAAGAAAGGGTTATGTCTGCAAAACCGGAAGAGGCAAGAAAATAAAGATTAATAACTGCGTGCTGACGTTAAAGGGGTAGGGTATGGATATAAAAGTGGAAGAGCTGATTGATATACATGGCGAGACTTACGGTATCTCGATAAAGCTTCCAATAGTTGAGGCCAAGTGTCTCTCTATAGGAATATGCAGCTCAGAAGTAGAAAGCGCTGTAATGGATTTTTTACTGCTACTGCATGAAAACAAAAGCTGTGAGCCATAAACAGCTTGCAAAGTAGACTCAGTATAGTAAAATAGTAAATGTAGTAAGGCGCGTGGTAACGTCTTTAGAAAGTGTTCAACAGTGTAAAGGGTTATTCGATATAATAAGTTCAGAGGCGTAATTTCTTACACTTTTGAGCTGCCTTTACCAACTGGGCTTATTATTTCAAATAGCCCTTTTTTGTGCCTGTAGAGTTATAAGGTCCGTCGATAATACTGTAATATCCTTATTAACGCGCAGTGAGCAACGGCTCTATAGGCACACCCTTTCTAAAGCATGAGTCTATATTGTTAAGAGTAAAAGCACGGCTCGTTATTTCGAGTTAGGCCGCTGAATGCGCTTATTGTAGTAGCGTAAATGTAAAAAGAATTCAGCACTCTTACCAATATAGACTCCCCTCCCCGCCTTATTGCTCGGTACATTTGACGCAGTAAAGGTTTACACCGAACAAAACGAAACCTATACCAAGAAATCCATGCAATGACTTAACCCCTGTCAACATGGTCACAATTTGGCGCATTTATGCGACCTGATCATAGTTATAGCCGGTAACAGGCCAATTATGGTTCTACAGTAAAATGTAGTGGTGTGAATCACCTATTCAATAAAGCCTAACAAGTATCTTGCTGGTACTTACCATGGTGTGAATAGTGGGGTTCCTATAACCTAAAATTAGAGAATAACAATGATTGAACTATTAAACACAGATTGCATGGAATACATGAAAGGGCTTGATGATAATGCTTTTGATTTGGCTATTGTTGATCCACCTTATGGCTTGGGGGAAAAGCTGACTAATGGCGGCACTTGGGCGGCTAAGTACACAAAAAAAGATAGTGCTTGGGATACTGCGCCAGAAAAATCATACTTTGACGAGCTAATGAGAGTAAGTAAAAACTGGATTGTATGGGGTGGAAATTATTTCACCGATCGCTTGCCGCCAGCCAGATGCTTTATAACGTGGGTAAAGCCTGAAATGTTAGGGATGCATACTATGGCTGATTGCGAGCTAGCTTTAACTTCTTTTGATAAAAACGCAAAGATACTTAGCCCGACAAAGGGAGGCGAAATAAGAATCCACCCCTGCCAAAAGCCCGTTAAGCTATATGAATGGCTGCTAAGCAACTACGCAAAGGAAGGCGACCGAATACTTGATACTCATCTTGGAAGCGGCTCAAGCGCAATAGCGGCCCATTACGGAGGCTTTGACTTTGTAGGGTGTGAGCTAGACGAAGATTATTACAAGGCGGCAAGCGTTAGATTTGATCGAGAGACGGCTCAGATAGATATTTTTCAATAGCGCTTGCAAAGAATAAACAACATCTATACTATGTATAACACAATATAACAAAGGATATACAAGTGACTATACAGACCGCATTCAGGCTAAAGAAAGACCTAGTTGATAAGCTAAAGAAATACTGTGAAACCGAGGGGCGATCGCAAACGTGGGTAGCTAATAAAGCGTTTAGTGATTACCTAGGCCTAACCCAGAAAGAACCCACTGGGATAGTTAGCAAGAAAAAGCCAGTGGTTAGCAAGGCAGTAGCCGTAGTAGTGGATGATACCGCTGATAAGGTTATCGATTATCTAAACTCGCAAGCAGGGACGCGATACAAGCACACTGACACTAATCGCAAGCTAATCAATGCAAGGCTTAAAGAATACACTAAGCGCGAAGTGTTCGACGTTATAACCAAGAAGTGCGCAGAATGGAAAGGCTCGGAGATGGAGAGGTATTTGCGCCCTTCGACATTATTCAATGCCACCAAGTTTGAAGAATACGTTAATCAGAAGGTTATAGACAAGCCCGCTACTGGACGCAACACGCCAAGCCTAGATAGCACAAGGACTAGAGACAAAACGGTTCAGCAGCAGCTAGCAGATAAGTCGTGGGCTGGATAACAACACAACAACAACGATTATTAGATAAGGGGTGGGCGAAATGAATATGTATGAAATTTTGATTGAAAAATCAACTAACAAAGAGCTGGCAGAGCTCATTAAAAACATGAGTGCTGAGACAGAAAAGTACAGAACCGCTTTTTATGCTGCCAAAGGTTTTATTGATAGCCATGCAGCAGATCCAGACCTAACGCCTGAAATGTGTAAAAAATACGATTTATATATTTGTGATAGTAGAAGCTGTTAACAACAACGATTAACTGATAGATCATGGAGTAACTAATGAGCGATAAATTAAACCGGTTGTTATGTGCAGCACTATTTGTGCAAAGCGACGGATGTTACTCGAAAATGGAAGGGATTGATGCTTGGCCTGAAGACAGGGACGCAACAAAGTACAAGGGAAGTCTTCCAGTTATTGCCCATCCTCCCTGCCAGCGCTGGGGAAAAATGGCTAAAGTTAATTATTCTAGGTGGGGCGGAGAACATAATAAGCCGGGCAATGATGGCGGTACATTTGAAAGCGCACTAAGTAGCGTTAATCGATGCGGTGGTGTTTTGGAGCATCCAGCTCAGACTTACGCCTGGGGAGCTTTTTGTCTTGTTAAACCAATTAGGGGAGAATGGATTAAAAGCGGTATTGGTTGGGTTTGTGAGGTTTGGCAGTCTGCCTACGGGCATAGAGCAAACAAGGCAACTTGGCTTTATTATGTAGGAAAATCAAAGCCGTTTGATTTGATTTGGGATACGCCAAAAGGCACGCATCAGATCGGGTTTCAAGATCAGCGTGGGAAAGCTAAAAATAAACCAACGTTAAGCAAAAAAGAAGCTAATGCAACACCTGAGCGCTTTAAGCTCGAGATGCTAAAGCTAGCGTTATCATCTGCAATTTAGATCATGGAGTAAGTAATGAGCATCAGCAGCGAATCATTAATGGCTTATGCGTCCACATATAATAACTTTGATGGGGGTGGTATGAATCAGAAGCAACGAGTACATAATCATTTAAAGCAGGGTAACACGCTAACCAGTGCAGAAGCTTACGAGCAGCTCGGTATCGTCTCTTTCCCGAAGAGAATATGCGAAGTGAAGGAAATGGGCGTTATTGTAAAAGATCGCTGGAAACGGGTTAAAAAGCGCTTTGGTGGCTACACTAGAGTTAAAGAATATTATTTATAACTACATTGGAGAATATTATGGAATGGATAAGCATAAAAGATGAAAAGCCAAAAAAAGAAGGGTGTTACCTTTTTTCAACAAAAACGGCGGGAGTATGTAGCGGGTTTGTTTCTAGCTACTCTTTAAATTATAAAAAGCCAGAAGTTTTTGTACATGGGAAAGGCCGGCAGTTTACACACTGGATGCCCTTACCTGAGCCGTCAAAACCAAACAAATAACTAATAGGGTGCAACAATGAAAACAACTATAACTTACCAACCAATCATGGATTCGCGAACGATTACCGAGCCGACCGTTTTTAATGGCCTGTGCTTAGTCAGAAAGTATAGGGTAACTATTGAGGAGGTGGTGGAAAGTAACGAGGTTATTTCTCAAAGACTTAGAAATATATGGAGCGAAAGAAAGTCTCTCGGGATCCAACATCAAAGTAATATATCTGCAATGAAGCGGGAAGCGGAAAAGCTAGGCATTGAATTAGATTATTAACACTACACAGAAGAGGTGATCATGAAAGGAAAAAAAGAAACATTAGATTGTATTGCCAATTTCTTCGCTGAAAACGCCCGTTATCCCATACGTAGAGAGATAGCGGAAATGCTAGGTGTTGGTATGGGTTGCGTGTCAACTCGCATCAACAAGCTAGTCGCGATGGGCTTAATCGAATATTACGGCGGCAAGATACAAACGGTTCTGCATATACCGACATTTGCAGAGAAAAAATCAAAAATAAATTGGTATTCAATGTCAATACTAAAAACAGCATAGAGGATAAATAATGTCAAAAGCAATGTGTGTACGAGATAGAACGCTAAAAGAAATCAATAAGTACTACGAAATTAACGCGTGCTGGCCGTCAAACAGATGGCTGGCTACTCATATGGGGATAACAATAACGGCGTTAAAGACCAACTTAAGAACCCTGGCGGCTGCGGGAAGTATTGAATTGGATGTAGAGCTACAGATTATCGGATCAGCAAGTGTACGCACAAACTGGATGACGATCGCATTAGTGAGGAATGCAGCATGAAGAAGAAATTAAGAAAGTTAACCCGCGAAGATATTGCCATGGTGCTGGAGCTTATAAGCGACGGGCTAAAGCTTGGATTCATTGCGTTCTATGCGTTCAGCATGACATACCAGCAATTATATTCACAGATGAAGGTTTGGCGTGCATTATAGCTTGCGTGAGTATTCACAATGATATACACTTGATGCTCAAGAGGTGGCAGCATGAAGAAATTACCAAAAACAGATAATGAGCGGCGCAAGAAATCGGACGATAAGCACAGAAGCTTAGGCCGGATTGCACGTAAGAAATGGCTTACATTAAGCGAGCATCAAAAAGTAGATGCTTTTATTGAGCAGATGCGTAAAGCGGATATTGATAAAATAAAAGCAATGAATGCAAAAAGTGAAGCAGCATTGGACAGGTTAATGGGCTTTTGTGATGTTTAGCAGATGCGTAAAGCGGTAAATACAGATAACAGGTGAATATGATGACAATACCAACGCAAATAGAAAAACTTCAAAAATTGTTAGATAGC